ATCCTTGCAACCTATGGCATACGATGTTTACAAAGTTTCCATTGAATGCTTGGAACGCTCTTTTGATATGGCTTGCAATGAATTAAAAGCGTACCCAAAAGGAAACCTTGGATTGACCTTGGATTCTTCAAAGGATAAACGCTGGCATGAGCTACGCAAGGTAAAGGACATTTATCAAGGGGGCATTAGGAAACTCAATAGAATGGCTCCTAAATCTTACCTGTTGAAAAGACGGGAAGAAAGACGGGCACAAAAGCTTGCAAACTAACCGACTAACCTTACCTGACCATGACAAAAACCGAATTTATACTTATTTGCAACGAATACTTAATCGAACCAAGCTTAGCACTTGAAAACGAAAATATCTTGCAAGCTTTAAGAGACCGAAAATCGATTGAGACAATCAAGACAATATTAGAAACCGAATTTTAAACCTTACCTGACCATGAAATTAAAATACTTACTTATAGGTGCAAACCATAACCATAATGATATCGTCAAAATCTACAAAGAAAATGAACCTGAAGAAACTATTTTGAATCTTCTAAAAGAGTACCTGACTCGGCAAGAATGGTTTGAAGAATACTCAGGGAACCATCAACTCATAGAGGAATATCCTGATGAATTTGACCGCATCGACTGGTTTCTATCTGAAAGTAAAGATACTTACCTGACCTTAGAATACACCGAACTTTTATGAGCGTTACCATATACTTAACCGATCGTGAATAAACAAATTAAAGAGGGTGATCTCGTCACATATCGAAACGATTTAGGGGACAAATTAAAAGGCAAAGTTGTATTGATTTTTACATCTCTACAGGGCAACCAATGCGTCCACATAGATAACTTTTACCTGACCAAACTATTAACCGAGGTAGAACTATGTCAGTGACAATATACCTAACCGACCATAACGGCAGAAAGGTTGCGTTCTTCTATCGAATCGACAGCGAGCGATACCTTACCTGTCCACAGCTTATATGGGCTTGTCGTCAACATCCTGAGTATCAAGGCACAGCGGAATCAAAGGAGCACTTCATAGAACAAGCAAAGGATGTTATGCGTGAGCTTAACCGATCCTTACCTGTTCGTAAAAAATGCAAAGAGTGCGATAATGACTTGCACTTGCGTGAAAACGAATCCAATCTGTGCGATACATGCAATCCGATAACAAATTAACCGACCAAGATTTCCTAGATATGAACGACCTATGTGACGATAGCCTTGAAGCTTTGATACAGCATTACCTGTTTTTGAAGCATAAATCGCCCGACAACATAACTGTCCGTGAACGACTGCTTGAGCTAGAGCGTGAGCAATTTAACAGGGAGCTGAAGGCGGACGCTGAGAGCAAAGCGAATAATAGGGAGAAAGAACAACAAGAAACCAATGATAACTGAAGGAGAATATATACTTATGACTATGATGACACTATTTTGCGTAGCACTGGTGGCAATAATCTTTACCTGTTGGATGTACCGTGATTAATACAGGACTATTTACCCGAACAAAATACAACAACGATATGAACGGATACAACTACGACAACTGGTTAAACAGCAATAACCCATATGATTTAGCAGATGAAGAAGAAAGAGAGCGTGAGTGGATACTGGAAGAGATTGAAGGACTGGATGAGGATGAGATTGAAGACTTCCTGTTCGAACACCGACTTGACGACCCAAGAAAAAAGTAACGATGGTATCTTTTGGGAAGCAGAAGCCGACATCATACGGAACGAATTATTAAATGAACGAAAACTACGTAGACTTCGAACCGACTGATGTACCGCTGTTTAATTGGGGTGGGGTGGATCACGAAGCTATCCGTCAAGGTTTCGATTATTTCTTCTCACAGAACCAAGTGACAGGATTTAAGATGGACAAGAACGGAGAGTACGAACGAACGGAGGACGGCAGATTGGTCGCTTATCGTACATCTACTGCTCGTACACTGCCTAGCTGTTGGTTTAACAATTATTCACAGTAACATATGACAAAGCAAACTAGAGGGCCGACTTGGCGGATGAGGGAGTGGGGACGCACAGCGTACCGTAACCGACAAGCAAAGTTACGAATGGAGGGTGAGTCGTCTAAGACTGAATCTGCGAAACGATTACTGAGGGTCATGGCTCCGAGGTTAGGCAAGCGAGTGGATGAGTTTATGTATACATTTGGAGGTAACACCGAGCACACTACTCCGTTATTCCTTACCTTTGTATTGGATATGTGTCCGTATCAGATAGCTTCGATGGCTTTACAGACCGTGCTTGATAACCTCCAGTTTAATTTACCTGTTGGTAGGATGGCGTATAAGATAGGTAAAGCATTTGAGAACCAAGCACGATGGGACAAGGCGATGGATACTATGCATCCGTGGAAACTTGATCTGTTAGCACTAGACGATCGATCTAAAGCGATGAAGCTCAAGCAGTTCTATGACTATGAGGAGGAACGGTTCACGCTGTGGGATGCTAAGTGTAAGGCGGGACTGGGTGCGTGGTTGTTAGAGGAGATACGGATCGAGACTGGAGTTTGGCAGATCGGCTTTGCTGTTGGTACTCAGAAGGGACACAAACCTGAGCGTATCTGTATGCCGAGTGGTGAGTATACGGATTGGGTCAAACGATTTGATGCGTGGAAAGAAACGACTCGTGTTTTTAAGATGGCACTACCTGACGAACCTGTTGATTGGTACGAGTTGATCGGTGGAGGGTACAGCTTAAAGCACATGCCACCACAGGAGTTCTTCACGGGGAAACCGATGTCTTGGTTTAAAGATTACGAGAGCAGTTACCAACATGCATTCAGTGCTGTTAATAAATTACAGAAGGTAAGTTGGAAAATCAACAAAGAGATTTTAGATATTACTCGAAAATGTTACGACAATAAAAGAGTGGTAGGAAACATACCGAACTTTAGTGAGATACCAGAGCAACCGAGGTACAATGGAGATGACGAGCATGAGTTAAGGGCGTGGAAGCTGAAGCAAAAGGACATCAAGAGCGTCAACGAAGCGAACAGCAGTAAACGTTACCTGACCATCCGTATTCTACACCTCGCTAAGATATACAGTGAGTGGGATAAGTTTTACTTTCCGTACCGTTGTGATTACAGGGGTAGAGTGTACGCTTTACCGTATTACTTACATCCACAAGGGTCTGACTTAGCTAAGAGTTTGTTGGACTTCAGTAACGGACAACAAGTGGTGGATGAAGAGGACTTGGAAGCTGTACTTGTACACGGTGCTAATATGTGGGGAGTCAAAGGTACAAGAGCGGAGCGACTGGAGTGGGTAGGTAAAAGGCAGAAGTTTATATTGGAAGCAGCGAATGATCCACACGGAACCGATTGGTGGACTGATGCAAGTGATCCGTTTTGTTTCCTTCGCTTTTGTTTAGAGTACAAGCAGTTCACGGAAGAGGGGTACGGATATGTTAGTTATCTACCTGTTCGTCAGGATTGTTCCAACAACGGTATGCAAATCCTTTCGTTATTACTACGGGACAAAGAGATCGGAAGGATGTGTAACTTGGTAGAAGAAAACCGAGCTAACGATATGTACCAAGAGTTTGCTGATCGTGTGTACGAGGAGTTAAAACAAGATGAAAGTATAATAGCACAAGAGTGGTTGAAGTATGGCATCTCTAGAAAGTTAGCGAAGCTCGCCATCATGAACAGACCATACGGTGCTACTCATTATAACTTGGTACAAGATGTATTTAAAAGCATCGGGGTGAACCACAACTGGTCAAGTACTGGTGAGATGTTAACTGCTGTTATCTATTTATGTAAGATCGTCAATCGATTAGCAGATCAAACGTGTCGTCCAGTAAACAGAGTGATGAAGTTCCTTCGTGAGTGTGTACGAGCTTTAGGGTGTGATGAACCGATCACTTGGTCTACACCTACAGGATTTAAAGTGGTACAAAGCTACCGTAAGTATAAAAAAGTAGAAGTACAATCTGTGTTTCAAAACATGAGCATCAGTATAACAACAGATGAGCTGGGGGATAACATAGATGAAAGGGGGCAAACGAACGCTATCACTGCAAACTTTATCCACAGCTTAGATGCGTGTATCGTACATCAAGTTGCTAATGAGGTTGACTTTGACCTCGCTACTATACATGACTGTTTCGTGACCCACGCTTGTAATGTACGCAGAATGAATACAATAGTACGAGAAACATATACAAACACTTTCACTGTTGATCTCCTAAGCGAGTTCCGTGCGGAGCAAATCAACAACAACCCAGATGCAGTACTGCCTGATGTGCCGGAGCTTGGAGACTTAGATGTGTCCGCAGTTAAACGCCAGCAGTATCTGTTATCTTAACAACCAATAATAAACACACACTGAGAATATGACAGTAAAAGCACGTAAGAAACACGACATAATAAAAGCACAAGGCACAGCTAGATATGCCCACTTGAATGAACCGAATAAAAGGTTTGATGAGTTTGGGATATATAGTTGCGACCTTGTTATCGACGAAGAAACAAAACAAGGAATCGTCCAGAAGTTAAAGCCGTTATACGAGGCTGAGTTACGAGACATCATGGAAGCTAATCCCGGCAAGAAGATTGAGCAGAAGGGGTTACCTTTTACTGAGGTAGATGGCGGACACATGTTGAAAGCCAAGCTGAAAGCTGGAGGTAGAAGAC